TAAGATCGGTGATTCCCATATCATCAGAGACGGTCCGGATCTCCGCCAATAAGCTGGATATGTTGTCGGTCAGGCCAAGCGACTCGGCGAGGACCCTGACAACAATAATAATTCTTGTCGCTTCATCCGTCAAACCAAGCGAATCAGAAATAATCTTAGCTTCACCTTTTGTTTTGGAATCGGCAATGCCTAACGACTCGGCTATTCTCGCGGCAATTCCGTTAATAATGCCTGCGTCTGTCAGCCCGATCGTATCGGCGACTATCCTGTCGAGAACGCTGAGGCTCGATGGTAAATCGGTTATGCCAAGCGACTCTGATATGACCCTCAAAATGACGGAGCTGCGAACTGCATCGTCCGTTAATCCGATTGAATTCGCAAGAAATTTTCCTTCGCCCTTGATTTCGGCATCGACAAGTCCGAGCGTTTCGGCAATGAATCGAATTACACCAATAGATTTGAGCGCCTCGTCCGTCAAACCTAAAGACTCGGCGACACTGCGAATAGAAACAGAAGCTTTGCCCTGGTCGTCACCAACCCCCATCGACTCGTCGAATCCGCGAACGATGGTCTTTGTAGGTGTATTTGCATCTGTTAAGCCAAGTGAATCGTTTATTGTTTTTATGTACTCATTATAGCTTTCCTCCCAAGTTAAATCAAAACTGCGCCAATATTTGATTGTCTCATTATCCGTCCAAATAAAAGCAAACTCTGTGGCTGGAAGACCAATTTTAGCTCCACCGATTGTTGGCTGGAAAGCCCACATCGAACAAGGATACCCTTGTCCTTCAGACTGGTCATTTGTAAGATCCCTTATAGCAGACCAACTTCCATCATTATAACTATAGCGTATTTGAGAATAAGTTATACCAGTATGTAAACCGGCCCATACTAAATGAATCGTATCGTTACCATCAACCGAGATGTTCGGACTAGCATTATGATGAGCATCATCGTCTGTGAGAGTAACTAATGCCTCAAAAGAAACTCCATTATCAAGAGATACAATATATTTGATTTGAAGATATACCCCGTGATCTCCATCTTTGCTTTGTATAGCGACATGCACATTGCCGCTTGAATCGACGGCCAAATTTGCTAATGCAGAAGAATATCCGGTGTCACAGACTTCAACTATGGTTTGCCATGAAGTTGTATACCGTCGATAAAAAACAGGTGTGTCTGAGTTCCAAACAACATGGATATAGTCATTTGAATCAATAGCCAAACACGGGAATTGTTGATTAGTTAATTCAGTATCAGCATCACTTATATCTGTTATGCCTGACCAACTGTCAGTATACTTCATATACCGAACCTGGCTATATTGTGTAGACCCTGCATGTTTACCTTCCCAAACGACATGAATGTAATCATTAGAATCAATAGCAATCGAAGGGGCATCTTGATTAGCAACAACATCTGTCGTCAAGTTGGTAATACCTGACCAACTGTCAGTATACTTCATATACCGAACCTGAGTTATTGTCGCCGATGCCGCGTATCGACCGTTAAAGGCAACATGAAGATTATCACTTGAATCTGCTGCAATGACAGGATACCGTTGACCATTGACATAAGCACCTACATTAGTTAATTTTGTTTCACTCCAAGTTTCACCCTCATCATCAGATACTGAATAATAAATTTCATTGGCAGTACCATCATGTCTATAATACACACAATGCAAATAACCATCAGATGTTCGACACAAGCTACGTGCAGCATTACCATATGCAAGAGAGGTCATGATACCTGTATCTTTAACAAGAAAAGATTCGCCTTTAGGAATAAAAAATGTCATGCTGTCTGTCAAACCAAGCGAATTATTGATCGTTCTGACCGCACTCTGTCCAAAGTTCTTCGCATCGGTGAGTCCAAGTGACTCAGCTAATATACGAACAAGGGAAAACAGCTTAGTTTTAGCATCCGTAATGCCTATTCCATCGTCGATGGTCCTTTCGATTGGAGCAGGTAAATAAGCGACCTCCATCGTGACGTAGTCGATATAAACATTGGCATTATTGCCTGTCGGTATAACAGCAAGAGCCACGCCGAAATCCGCATCCTTGACCCATGCTGCCGTCAGTAAATTGCCCCATAAATTGTCCGCTGCTCCTATTGTATAAACTGATTCGCCATTCGATACAGCAAGTGGTATTGGTGTTTCAGCAAGGTTTGTCCCCACCTTGCCGCCGTCAACGTCCAGAAGCTGTGCCAACGCAATCCCGGATGCACCGACTGTATAGTAACCCTCGACCTTGACCGTGATACCGAGAATTGTTGCACCATCGGGGACAGCGGCAAAATCAAAACCCTTGGCTTTCAAAACGTAAGATTCGACACCACTATCAAATTCGGCATCGTCAATATAGGCAAAGGCAGCGTCATTGGCCTTGATATTGTCCGGTGTCTGCCATGTAAGGTGGTCGTATGGAGCTTCCGACGTTGTTGAAGCCACTGTCGGATATTTTGCCCCTGTAGTTGCCATAGCTTATGCCGCTCCTCCTATGGCAACGCTGTAATCGTAAATGATGTTCGACGGTGCAGGTACGCCACCCATCGCCGCCGTCCACAGTCCAATCGGCTCTCGCTGAAACATTGGTATAGACCTGCCTGCCTTAACAGTGATAGTCCATCCTCTCTGTTCAAGTATGGTTTTACTTGCCAAACCATAAATTGTCGGTGCAGCATTATCTCCAGCCAGGTCAAGTTGATTGTCCGTAGCAAGGCATGTAACCAGGTCAGCGAGAATATTATCGACCTGGTTGTAGTTCAACTCACATTCATCAAAATCAATCTTTGTTAGAGTATCCGTTATTCCTGTAAATGCTCCACGTCTCCTCATTCGGCCAGCTCTGGAAGAATCGTAACTGATTTTTGTTGAATAAACATAGAAACTCACCAGCGTGCTCGGCAGCACCCAGCCGGAAATATCGCCGGAAACACCGGTAGTATGTACGGAGAAATTAACCAGGCCGGCCGGAAGGACCCAGCCGGAAATGTCGCCGGAAACACCGGTATTAGATAAGTAGAAATTAACCAGGCCGGCCGGAAGGACCCAGCCGGAAATGTCGCCGGAAACACCGGTATTGGAAACGTTGAAATTAACCAGGGCGGCCGGAAGGACCCAGCCGGAAATGTCGCCGGAAACACCGGTATTGGAAACGTTGAAATTAACCAGGGCGGCCGGAAGGACCCAGCCGGAAATGTCGCCGGAAACACCGGTATTCTCTGTTCTAAAATTAACCAGGCTGGCCGGCAGGACCCAGCCGGAAATGTCGCCGGAAACTTTATCATCTCTAATGTCGATTTTTGTTATTGAATCCCAGTCACTGCATACATATTCGAGCTTCTCGCCAACAGTCAATGCGATGCTATCTTCAACATCAGTCGTCAAATCCTTGACATACTCATCTTCGACATAGACCTTGATCGTTCCAGAAAAAGTAAACAGTGGTGTAACCGTTGCAACTCCTGTAGCACCGTACAATGTTATAGTCGTATCTGCCATTATTAACTCGCTGCTGGAATTGTCGCCGTCCTGTATCTGGTAGTGATAGTCACATTACTTGAGGCCGTCGTGTTGTTCCAGTCGTGCATGACTTTGAAGGTACGCATCTGTTGCGGGTCAATAGGAAATACGTCGAGTCTTGTATCATCCTGCGTAAAAACCATTTCCCAACCTGCCACAATATCGGCCTGTGCCTGGTATGCGCCGTTGGATTCACGGAGAATACCTATCTCAAGTCCGCCTGTCGCTTTTGCATGGTTGGAATAAGTTGCCGCTACTGAAACTTCGCAAGCCGCCTTGCCATTCAAGTCGATAGCGTCGCTTAATTCAAGAATCGTACCAGCCGTTGTCAATACAACTGCTTCGATTCCACATTGTGTCCATTCACCCCAATTGTATCCCGTATCTGCCATTATTCTCTTGCCTCCAAATTAGACTTTGCAGCATCCTCTAAGTCGCCGATGAAGTTATCAATTGCCGTTTGTCTGGTTATCGCCGCTTGATGCTGTGCCCAAATATTGTCCAGCACATCCAACTTTTGAGCTGCTGAAGATATAATCGCATAAGCAACAGCATAAGTTTTTGGATTGCCTGGGTCAGTATCATCTGTACGTGTAGCTGTCACCGAAACAGCTTTTGTGGCTACATCCAAAATTGATATTTTTAAATTCCACGAAATTGCCATAACTCACCTTTCAATTTTCAATATTTGTTTATAAGAAAATCTGGCAATCCGCTAAACATCTGCCGGATGCCAGATCCCAATACTTGCAAACTTCGCGGCTTGTCTTAGCCTCTCTCAAGAGTTCCCGAGTTAATCAATGACTTAACCAGCCCATCTATCAGGGGGTATCCCTTGACTTGCGTATAGCCGCCCATGTACTCGATGCTCTTTTGAATCGGTCCCACGGTGACGCTCTGGCTCTTTATCGTGCCCGGCTTCGTTATATCGGCGAACAGCGTATCGCCGCCTACGACACGCAAGGCAAGCTCCACCGTCGCATCCTTGAGACGCTGAGGCATTTGGTCCGAGTCCCAGTAATAGCCGTCCCGATCAATCGCATACGCACGCGGCCAGGCGAGGGCCTGCAATTCGTTCGAACGATACGATTTCCATCGCCCGCCGTAACGAACATCGAGGTATTGAGTAGCCAGTCTGAGAGCTTTTTCTTTGACGGCCTCCGCAGCCGCGATCCAGGCCGCTGATGCGCTGTGATTTGTGTTGTATGTGTCGGCATCCGTTAATGACAGGTAGCTGTCGGCGTCGGCCTTGCCGGTTCCATCTTCTACAACAAGAGCCATTAGTGATTACTCCTGATCTTCGGAAGCGTTTGTTTCTTCGTCCGAGCCGGTTTCTTCGCTGTCGGTAGCTCCGCTCGCTTTCTCGGCTTCTTGAATTGCTTCGAGAATATCACCCCTTTTTGTCACTTGGGACACGTCGATATTGTTCAGTTTGGCGTAGTCCCTGAGTTTAGGAATGGTCATATTGACCAGCAATTCAGGCTCCGGCTCAGGCATAATCTCCGGATCCGGCTCCGGCTCAGGCTCCGGCTCAGGCTCGGGCTCGGGACCATCCAGATTAGCATTCCCGGATCTCAAAATATCCATAGCATCGACCGGCCAGACTTTTATCCATCTCTTTTGAGCTATGAGCCAAAGACTGACCTTGCCCCGTTCGTCAATAGCTTCGGAAATCGGC